TATGCTCTTGATGAACTAAAGGCCCTGCTAAAAAAGGTGAATTATGTCGAAGACACTGATAGTACCTGACTACGTTGTCGCGCAACGCGAAGCGAAAAAAAAGGCCGAAGAGGCCGCAAAAGAAAAATCCCTTACAGAAAGAATTCCACAACCCACTGGATGGCGTATATTAGTCATGCCGTATATGGGTCGTGATAAGACTGAAGGGGGTATTTATGTTCCTGATCAAGTTAGAGACCGTGAGTCAAAGGCTACTGTTGTAGCCTATGTCGTAAAGGTTGGACCTCTAGCATACAAAGATGCCGACAAATTTGGTGGCGGTGATCCTTGGTGTAAGGTGGGTGATTGGGTGTGTATCGGACGATATGCTGGCTCTCGGTTTAGTATTGAGGGTGGTGAAGTCCGCATTATCAACGATGACGAAGTCATCGCAACCATCGTCGATCCAGACGATATCAAGTCATACGGAGGGTAGTTGTGTCAACTAACGCCGCAGAAGAGCAAGAGATCGAAATTATTGAAGAAGACGACAAGGAGCAGGAAGAAGAGTTAAAGGTTGAGGAAGAAGCTCCGGCAAGCGAGGAGCAAAGTGCGTCAGAAGAAGAAAGATCAGAGCCAGACAAGGAAGAAGAGTTAGAACAATATTCTAAGTCTGTGCAAACCCGTATAAACAAACTGACGCATAAGTTTCGGGAAGAGGAATCTCAACGCAAAGCTGCGATGGAGTTTGCAGAAGCGGTTAAAAAACAGAATGACGACTTGAAGTCTAGACTTGATAAACTGGACGAGTCTTTTGTTGGTGAGTTTGGCTCAAGGATTGAGTCCCAAATTGCCGCCGCTAAATCGTCGTATCAAAAAGCCTACGACGAGGGCGATGCAGAAGCGATGTTTGAGGCTCAAAAGAGCTTGAGTAAACTTGCACTTGATGAAGCTCGTCTTGATGAGTCCAAGCAACGCAGAGAGAAAGCCCCTGTGGAAGCACCGCAACAGCGGCAGCAAGAACCGCAACAGGCTCAACAGCCTGCAACTCCGCCTCCAGATCCTAAAGCAGAGGTCTGGGCCACTAAAAACGAGTGGTTTGGGAATGATCAAACTATGACTTATGCTGCCTTTGGGTTGCATAGGCAATTAATTGAGGACGAAGGATTTGACCCAGCGTCCGATGAGTACTATAATGAGCTTGACAAAAGAATCCGTGTTGAGTTTCCTCAAAAGTTCAAGGAAACAAAACGCGGTGATAAAGGACCCCGAGTCGCCTCTGCGGAGTCCAGTGCTTCTAAAGCACCGTCAGGAAAGGGGCGCAGGACAGTCAAATTAACAGCTTCGCAGATTGCAATAGCGAAAAGGTTAAATGTTCCGCTCGAAGAATATGCTAAGTATGTTAAGGAGTAAGAGATGACTGATTCTACAAGAACGCCACGCGAAGCGACAACTCGCGCTAAGACCCAGCGGCGCAAGCCTTGGGCACCTCCTTCTAAATTGGAGGCCCCGGAAGCACCGGACGGTTACCAACATCGTTGGATTCGTACATCACTTCGTGGTGAGGATGACAAGATGAATGTAAACGCCAAGCTTCGGGAAGGTTGGGAGCCTGTACGGGCTGACGAATATCCTGAGATGGCTGGTAAGTATCCAACTATCGATGATGGTCAGCATGCAGGTGTAATAGGAGTAGGTGGCTTAATGCTTGCTCGTATCCCAGAGGAAACGGTAGAAGAGCGAACTGAATACTATCGGGAGCAGACCCGTCAACAAATGGAAGCCGTGGACCAAAGCCTGATGAGGGAACAACATCCCTCAATGCCTATCCATTCGGATAGGAAAAGCCGTGTATCATTCGGAGGTAAGTCAGATGGCTGACCTCCTACAAAACAAGGAGTAAGCAATGGCAAACACTAATGTTGCCTTCGGCCTCAAGCCGATTAACACTGCTGGTAGCGCCCCAGCTACAAGTGGTGTAAATGCATACCCCATCGGCAGTTCCGCAGCAGCAATATTCCAAGGTACTCCAGTAAAGTGTGACAACGGTGGTTCAATCGTTGTTGGCTCTGCTACAGGAGATACCGTGGCGTATGTTGGCGTGTTCCAAGGATGTGAGTATGTTTCAGCCACTACCGGAAAGAAAGTGTTCTCGAACACATGGGCCGGTTCAGGAAGTGCAGACACAAATTTCCCGATCACAGGATTTGTGTATGATAACCCACTTCAGCGCTTCATTATCGCTACAGATGCGACAATTACAGATGAAGCAACTGCGAAAGCAGCTATCTTTGAAAACACAATGTTAGATAGCGGCGCAAGCGGAAGTACAACCACAGGAATCTCATCTGCAAAAATGGATGTAGCAACTCTCGATTCATCTAACCTATCTCTTCCATTGAAGATTGTAGGTATCTTAGATGATGTAGACAACGAGGACTTTGCAGCCGCAGGTATTCCTATGATTGTGATGATCAACAACCATGCATTGCTTCAGGCCGATTCTGAAGCGGCAATTTCATAGGGAGTTAGATAATGGCTATTTCTCGCGCACAACTTGCCAAAGAACTAGAGCCCGGTCTAAACGCTCTCTTTGGAATGGAATACACCCGATACGAAGGTCAGCATGCTGAAATCTTTGATACCGAGTCATCAGACCGGGCATTCGAGGAAGAGGTAATGCTGTCAGGTTTCGGTGCAGCACCTGTTAAGGGTGAAGGCACAGGTGTCACTTTTGACGATGCCAACGAAGCTTACACTGCTCGTTACAACCACGAGACAGTGGCAATGGCCTTCTCAATCACTGAAGAAGCAGTTGAGGACAATCTTTACGATCGTCTTGCTTCTCGGTACACTCGTGCCCTTGCTCGTTCAATGGCGCACACAAAGCAGGTTAAAGCTGCCGCAGTTCTTAACAACGCTTTCTCCGCTGGCGCATTTGCTGGTGGTGACGGTGTTGCTCTCTGCGCCACTAACCACCCGCTTACAAATGGTGGCACATTCGCCAATGAGCCAGCAACTGCCGCTGACCTGAATGAGACTTCTCTTGAAGACTCTCTCATCAGCATTGCTGGTTTCACTGACGAGCGCGGTTTGATTATTGCCCTTAAAGGCATGAAGCTTATCGTTCCTCGCCAGCTTCAGTTTGTTGCCGAGCGTCTTATGGTATCAAACCTTCGGGTAGGTACAGCAGACAACGACACAAACGCATTGCGCTCAATGGGCATGCTTCCAGACGGTTATGTAGTCAACGACTTCCTAACTGATACGGACGCATTCTTCATTAAGACTGATGCGCCAAACGGCTTCAAGCACTTTGAGCGTATGGCTCTGTCAACTGCAATGGACCCAGACTTCGACACTGGCAACATGCGGTACAAAGCTCGTGAGCGTTACAGCTTCGGCTTCTCAGATCCTCGCGCAGTGTTCGGTTCACCGGGCGCATAAGTGTAGGCAAAATGATATTAAAGGGCAGCTTCCATGCTGCCCTTTTTTGTTGTACAATGATGCATTCCTGACAACTGCATTGGGCGGTTGACACTAGCCACGACAGGAGACTTAAATGGCTACCACTACTTTCTCTGGTCCTATTAAGGCCGGAACTATCAAGAACACAACAGGCACGACTCTCGGCTCAAACATTGCTAACGTCGGTCAAGTTGTTATGGCTCAGACATTTTCAGCAGACTTATCGGGTGGCGCTCTAGCTGCTCAAGTCACTGATGTTGTTATCCCTGCAAACTCTCAGATTGTTGATTGTGTGATTGACGTTATCACCGCAGCGAGTGGTGCAACTAACCTTAGTGTTGGCGACACTGTTGGCGGTGCGGCTACAATCCTTAATACATTCGCAATTGGGACAAGCGCTGGTCGCAAGTATCCAACAACTCAAGCCGGTGCTGCATTAGCTTGGCAGGATACAGGCGTAGCTGATATTCGTTTGACTGTGACAGCTTCTGCCGCGACAAATGCAGGTCTTGTTCGTGTTACAATCTTGTATCAGCAGAATAACAACCTTGCTTAATAGGAGGGCGGAATGGCTGCTTCTATCACAGCAAAAACAGTTACAGCTACCGGAACAGTACTGGGTGGTAGAACTCGTTTAAAAGCTTTCTATGTAAAGACAGCTTCTAGCGGTTCACCTGCGGTGGTGTTTAAAAATGGCAGTGCCGGTGCAACTCTATTGTCGATGGTGTTCCACACATCCGACGACAATCAGATCACCATACCTGACCACGGTATGATCTTCGACGATGAGTGTCATGTGACACTTACCAATGTAGATTCGCTTACTGGATTCTTTGGCTAATGGCTAGAAAACCAGCCAAAATGCCAAATCGTAACAAGAAAAATTTCCGCTCTACGAAGTCTGGAGCGGGAATGACCAAGGCTGGTGTGGCGGCGTACCGCCGCGCCAACCCCGGGTCAAAGTTAAAGACCGCTGTTACTGGTAAAGTAAAGAAGGGGTCAGAAGCTGCTAAACGTCGTTCTTCTTACTGTAGCCGTTCAAAGGGACAGATGAAGATGCATAACATCAATTGCAGCAAAACGCCTAAGAAACGTATTTGCGCTGCACGGCGGAGATGGAAGTGCTAATGGACAATAAGATATTTATTGTAGCCCTGTTGGGTTTCTGTGGGTGGATTGGCATGTCTGTCACAGACTTAAAAACCGAAGTCGCAGTGGTTAACATGAAGGTTACGGAAAACCACAAAATGTTAAGCGTTTTGTGGGATGATTTCTTGGAGAAGAAAAATGGCAATCTCGCGTGGATCAATGGCAAAGCAAATAACAAAGCCACCGCAAAGACGAAAAAGACCATCCAGTAATCCCAGAGTTGCTAGGGGGTGCGGCACTGTTTTAAGTGACAGAAGAAAAGTAACTAAACGTGCGAGAAGGAAAAAAAGGAATGGCTAAAGATGCATGTTACAGCAAGGTTAAGCGCCGTTATAAAGTCTTCCCGTCAGCGTATGCAAGCGGGGCAATCGCCAAGTGCCGAAAAGTTGGCGCAGCCAATTGGGGAAACAGCAAGAAAAAAGCAAAAGGGGGAACATTTAAATACCGCACAACCAAGATATATTGATAGCGGCCCTATAATTCTACGACCGTGATTTATTAGAGAGATAGTTATGGAACCAATATCGACGGCCTTGGCTGGGATAGCTTTAGTTAAAAGCGCCGTTGACGGTATCAAGAGTGCAATTGGCACAGCTAATGATATAGGAGACATTGCAGGTCAGATAGATGCTTTGTTCACGGGTCAAAAGCAGGTAAACGAGGCTAGGAATAAAAAGTCTGGCGTTGGGCTGACAGATCAGTTTGGTGTAGAGTCCGTTGCTCGTGAGATGATCGATGCTAAGTTAGCAGCGGAAAAGCTACAAGAAGTAGCTACTATGGTGAATATGCGTTTTGGCCCGAACACATGGAAGAATATTTTAGAAGAAAGACAAAAAAGGATACAAGAGGCAAAAGAGGCTGCGGCGGCAGAGCGTAGGCGAAAGCTACAAGCGTCCAGAGAATTTGAAGAAATGATGAAGCAAATTGTTCTTGTTGCTACTATCATAGTTATTTCTTTCGGTTTGTTCGTTTATTTGTTTGCAGTTATTCAGTAAGTATGGATGAGATATGGCAGTACGAAAAACTAAAAAGGGAGCGGCTCTCAAGCGGTGGTTCAAAGAAGAATGGAAAGATGTTCGCACGGGCAAAGCGTGTGGGCGTGGCAAGGGTGAAAAACGGGGTACTCCATATTGCCGCCCCTCTAAGCGTGTGTCTTCTAAGACCCCTAAAACATCCAAAGAAATGACAGCGGCAGAAAAACGTAGTAGAATATCACAAAAGAAGAGACTAGGACAGCCAGCGGGTAAGCCACGCAGAGTAAAATCTTTAAGAAGGAAAAAATAATGGCTCTTTCAGGATCCAGAAACTTCGAGCTAAACGTCGCTGAAATTATTGAAGAGGCGTATGAGCGGTGTGGGTTAGAGGCTCGTACTGGTTATGACTTTAAAACAGCAAGGCGGTCTCTTAACTTAATGTTTGCTGACTGGGCTAACAGAGGTCTTAACTTGTGGACGGTTAAACAAGGCACACAGGCTCTGACATCAGGCACAGCGACATACACTTTCACAGCGGATTACACAGACTTGTTGGAAGTAGTAATACGTCGCAGCGGCACAGACTTTGAGCTATCGCGGATGTCTAGGGGTGATTACTTAACGCTCCCTGCAAAAACAACAGAAGGCCGTCCGAGTCAGTATTTTTATAATCGTCAAACACTGCCACAGGTGACGCTGTGGCCTACCCCAGACAATTCCACAGATACTTTAATTTACTATTTTGTGCAGCGGATGGATGACGCAGACACTCTAGTTAATACGGCAGATGCACCGTTTCGGTTCTATCCCTGTATGGTTGCGGGTCTAGCTTATTACGTCGCGATGAAGAAAGCCCCGGATAGAATTCAACTTTTAAAAGCTGTGTATGAGGAAGAATTCCAACGTGCAGCAGATGAGGACGAGGACAGGGTGCCGCTGAAGCTTCAGCCAAGTATTCAATATCTTCGGGTTAATTAATGGCAAGACATGCATCTGGTAAAAGGGCTTGGGGTCTTTCGGATCGTTCCGGGTTTCGGTATCGTCTTGCGGAGATGTTGGTTGAGTGGAATGGTCTTAAAGTTGGGCCAGATGAGTATGAAGAGAAACACCCACAACTAAACCCACGCAGAATAGGACCGGACCCGCAGGCTCTTTTACAGCCTAGACCGGACACAGCCACCGAGGTAGCTGGTCAGGTTCTTTTAGTGATGAACCCCTTTCAGTCAGGAAGTGCGGGTTCTTCTGTGATTACTGTGTTTGAACCATCTCATGGACGCAGCACAGCTAATGTTGTTATTTTCCGTAAAACACAAGCATTTGACGGTTTTTCCACAACCGTCTTGAACAAAGCTGCGGGGTACACAATCACCGTTGTTGATGCCAATTCGTATACAATTACAGTTATTGGCGAAACAGCAACCATTGGCGGCACAAGAGGCGGGGGCGGAGTTGCAACCGCTGCCGCCGGTGTAGCAACAACATCATCGACGTTCGATTCGATAAGTGTTACATTCGATTCGGCAAGCGAGACTTTTGACGAGGCTTAAATGGCAAAACAAGCAGTAGGAATTGGAACATCAGCTAATGATGGAACGGGTGATACCCTTCGCGCAGGCGCGGACAAGATAAACGATAACTTCGATGAGATCTACAGTGCGTTAGGTAATGGAACCACGCTCACAGATATTATCGACACAAACGGTGTTCTTGACGTTAGTCAAGGCGCTAATAAGATCGTTTTCTACTATGCGGCTTTTAGTGATCTACCCAGTGCAGCAACGTATCATGGAGCGATTGCTCATGTTCATGCGCTCGGGGGGATGTACTTTGCTCACGGTGGAGCTTGGGTACGTTTGAATGATGAAGCAAGCGGTCCTGTAACCAAATACACCGCTGGTGTAAACGGATCCACCGCGTATACCTTTACTGGTCCCGGGGCAACTTCAGGAGATAACCCTAACTTTACCTTCTACAAGGGGCATACATACTTAATTGACAACTCAGCTAATGTAGGTAGCCATCCTTTGCAGATTAGAACATCTAATGGCGGCTCTGCTTTTACAACAGGGGTGACAGATAACTACAATTCTACAACCGGGTTAACACAGTTTATAGTTCCGCATGAGCCAAGCGATACCTCTTTGGTGTATCAGTGCACTAACCATAGCGGTATGGTCGGCAATATAACAATAGTATAGTGAGCAAGTGACATGTCATTTACATACACAGAGCTACAAGACGCGATAAAGAATTTTACAGAGAACGAGGAAACTTCTTTTGTAACTAATCTGCCTGTGTTTATTCGTGGCGCGGAAGATCGTATCTCTACGCTGGTTGATCTAGAACTATTCAGAAAGAATGCTACATCACAACTTACAGCTAGTGATCCTTATCTAAATGTACCTACCGATTATTTAGCACCTTTTTCCTTTCAGGTTACAACAGCCAACTATAAAGAGTTCTTGGATATTAAGGATGTAAACTTTATTCAGCGTTACTCAATTGACTATGGCAGTAATGCCGTACCGAAATATTATGGTGTTTTCGACGTAGATAACTTTATTGTAGGTCCTACACCAGATCAGGCGTATACGGTAGAGCTTCATTATTATTATAGACCAGCCAGCATCACGGCTGGTGCAGGTACAGGCAATACTTGGCTCAGTACCAACGCCCCCAATGCCCTTCTTTACGGTTCACTTGTAGAAGCGTATACTTATATGAAGGGTGAACAGGATATGATGCAACTGTATGAGCAAAGGTTCATGCAGGAAATACAACGCTTGAAGGATTTGGCTGAAGCTAGAGAGAATAGTGATGCCTACAGGAGAGGTCTACCTGATAGGCCACGCACTTAAACAGGAGTAAGAACGATGGCAACATCAAACGCAGCAACCAATTACCTAGAGAGAAGGGTTCTTGACTTCATATTTAAGAACAATTCACTCTCTTTTGCTACGCCAAATAACGATATTTATGTTGGCCTAGCAACTGCCGTGTCAAACGCGGAGGCCGGAAATGTTACAGAAGTACAGGTAGACACAGACGATGCCAACTATACAAGGCAGCAAGTCACCGCAGCAAACTGGAAACAGTCAACAACAACCGTAGCGGTTGCTCTGACAAACAGCGCAACAGAAGTTATATTGACAGACGCAGAAGCGTTCCCGTCATCCGGCGCTGTTGTTATTAACGATGAAATCATCACCTACACTGGTAAAGATGGTACAGCTACCGCAAACACAAACGGCGCAGTTAGTTCATCAACTAACGTAACGGTTGATGGGAACAGCGGCACTATTACCGTAGGTATGGTTGTTACTGGCACAGGTATATCTGGCACAGTCAGAGTGGCTACTGTCACAAACCAAAACAACATTGTCTTGAGTTCAGCAGTTTCCATTAGTGATAATGTGGCACTTAATTTTAACGGTGTTAACACTCTTACAGGTGGTACGCGGGGAACATCCAGCACAACTGCCGCCGCTCATAGCGTAGCAGACGTTGTTGTTTGTGACACTCAACGAGTGATCAACGACAACAATGTTGAGTACGCAGCCGCTGCTGGAACCGCCTCTACTTACACGGTTACTACAGCTTTTATCGCAGACAAGAACATTGCTACGGCAACTGTCAATGGCGCAGTTAGCTCATCAGTCAATGTGACGGTTGATGCGAACAACGGAACAATTGCTGTAGGCGATGTTGTTACAGGAACTGGCATCAGCGGTGTTGTGCGGGTAGCCACAGTAAATAGCCAGACCAGTATTGCTCTGGATACTGCTGTGTCAATTTCAGACAATGTACTGTTGACCTTTGATGGCTCAAACATTCTGTTTGTTGGTACATTGGACGCAAGTAAGACAATAGCAGTTGGCGATATATTCCGTATTAACGCAGGGAACTTGTCAATCGAGTTGAAGTAATGGCCCTTGTACTTAAAGATCGTGTCAAAGAGACAACTACAACCACAGGCACTGGCACATATACGTTAGCTGGTGCTTTGACTGGTTTTGAGCCTTTTAGTCAGGTGGGTGATGGTAATACAACCTATTACACTTGCACTGATGGCACTGATTTTGAAACAGGGATTGGGACTTTTACTTTATCTGGGACGACTCTTGCTCGTACTACTATATTGCAGTCCAGTAACTCAGATAATGCTGTTAGTTGGTCATCTGGCACTAGAACAATATTTTGTACATTGCCAGCAGAAAAGATGATATTTAACGATGCAACTGGCAGTCCTGTTAATTTCACAGATAACTCGCTGGCATTTGCAATAGCGTTAGGATAGGAAAATGGCAAACGCATTTAAAACATTCACGGCGCAAAACATTGATACGTCATCAGGCAAAGCGACCCTGTACACTTGCCCCGCCAATACAGAAACTACAATCATTGGCCTTAATATTGCTAATATCTTATCCGTTTCCATAACTGTTACGGTTGAGTTACTAGACGGTGGAAGCACTATTACTCATATAGTCAAGGATGCAATTGTTCCTGTTGGGTCATCTCTGGTGGCAGTCGGAGGTCCTCAGAAAATTGTTATGAATGCTACTGACGTATTAAAAGTTTATGGCTCACAGACTAACTGCTGTGATGCAGTTTTGAGTGTGCTGGAGATTACATAATGGC